GCCGTAGTTGGTCGCGTAGGTGTCGACCGCGTTACCCCGGTTCGTCTTGTAGGTGTCGAGCAGGGTATTGAAGGCCCGATCCCACTCATTCGCCGCGCGGCTGTAGACGTTGCCGTATTCCTGGGACGCCAAGTCCTGCCCGAAGCCGAGGATGTCCTTCAGGGTGCCGCCCGTGCGGAGCACGCCCCGACCGGCTGCCGAGTTTTCGAGCGCCTTCTCCCCCTGGGAGAGCCGGAACTGGAAGCCCGGGTCCTGCACCATCGTCTGCGCGTTGGGCGCCGTGAACGGGGCCGGGCCCTGAAAGTCGCCGTACGAGAACGCCGGTGGCGCGGCGAATGCGTCCACGGGGGTATATCCCGGCGCGGTGAAGCTCGGAAAGCCCGTGAAGTCCCCAATGGTGCCCCCACCGAAGGTGTCCCCGTCGCCACCGGTGGACGGCGGTGGACCAGGATCGCCAGATGTTGGCCGGAGCAACCAGCCGCCGAGTCCGGCGCTCTTACCGTCCCACCAGTCGGGATTCCAGTAGTACTCGTAGCCCTTCCCCGGATCGCCACCAGGCATCGGCGTCTGGCCGAGATGGTTCGTCGGCGTCCCGCCGCCCCCCCCGTTGCCCGGCGGCAGGCCGAGCGTACCCGGAGGCGGGACCTCTTTCGGCGCATCCGCGATGTCCCCCGGCACGTAGCCAGGCGGCACGGCATTGGGGTCCTGCGTGGGGTCATTGTAGTAGTCGGAGTAGTACGGATCGAAGCCGTCTTCCATGCGAGCCATTACGCCAACCTCCGCTGCTGCACAAGATCGCCAATCGAGGGGATCCGCATCAGGCCGCCGCCGCGCGCAGAGGTCGGGATCCATCCGCCATCGCGCACGCCGCGACGCGGGAAAGCCCTCGGGTCCTGCAAGACGGGCGCGTAACTCACCTGGGTCGCGGGCCCAGCTATCGTCGGAGACGACGGCTGTGGGGTCGACGGGTTGTAGACGCGCGACGCCGACGAGGGCATGGCCACTGCGCCCGTCGGCGTGCCCGCGCCCGCGGCCGCGATCGTGGGCGCCTGCACGGACGAGTCGAAGTGGATGCCCAACATGTCCCCGATGCGTTGCAGCGCCGCCCGGGACGCGGCACGGTAGGGGGCCCGGCGCGCCTCCTGCTGCTCGAGGAGCATCCGATGAAAGAGCCGGTCCTCTTCGGACGCCTTCCACTGGTTCTGTCGGAAGGCTTCGTCCGCGTCGAACTGCTTTTGCTTGGCGGCCTGCTCTTCCTCGAAGCGGCGCTTGTCCTCTTCGGCTTGCTGGCGCTCGTAGTCTAGGGCGGCGGTGTTGGAGCGTTCTTGGATCTCACCGGCGCGCTGAGACGATCTGCCCTGCTGTCTGGCGCCGTACACCGACGCCCCGCCCGCGATCGCCCCGGCCGCCACCATCGCGATGGGAATTGCCACTGGCATTAGCCTGACCTCTTCAAGGGAAGCAAGAACGCTTTTCCGGGCACTTCGGACCCACCCAGTCGGTGGATTAACTGTGTGACCTGCTCAGTCAGAGACCCCGTCCAGACGGACGTCGCCCCCCATTCGCCCGCCGCCCGCGCCATGCCACGTAAGAGACGCATCGCCACACCGAACCGACCGCGATGGGAGGGAGCGATCCACAGACACTCGGCGTGGACCACGCGGATCGCAATCCACGTCGCGACGATGGTGTGGCCATCTTCGACGACCATGATCTGCGCGTCCGACCGCAGCAGGCGCGGCCAGAGGGTTTCCGCCTCGGTCCCCGCCAGGCGTGGCCATTCCTCGGGCGGCAAGATGCGGCTCGTCATGGGTTGATTTCCTCCACGAGCACGCTCAGGGCGTAGACCATCGCGTTCGGCGTGTTCGAGGCGTACGCCGTCGCGTAGGTCACGGAGGTCGCCCCGTCCGCTTGCACCAGGAACGTGAAACTCTGCACGGTCGACGGCAGAATCCCGGTCATCGCCGCCCCGCTGAAACTGCACGTGATCCCGCCGTCCGTCCAGCCGATCGTGATCGTCAGACTGTTCGAGATCGCGTCCGGTGTGGTGATCCGCGCGTAGACGGTCACGCGATACAGGCCCGCGGAGACGCTCACCGCCGCCGCCGTCGTGCTGATCGCGTCGTTCTGCGCGGTCAGACTCACGAGCGCCGCTTGGGCGGGCGCCTGCGAGACGGTCTGGGTCAGAGTGGTGAACCACTGAATCCACGCCATCGTGAGCTTGCGCGTGTCGGTAATCAGGTCGTCCTGGACCGGAAACGCCGCAAATTGCTGGGCCATTACGCGGCCTCATCGCTGCGCTCCACGTCGAGGAAGGCATCCAACAGCGCGACCGGGACGGGGTCGGTGATGATGACGCGGAACACGCGTTGCCTCGCGCTCCCGCACCGGGTCCAGTAGACGCGCGTGCCGTACTGGCCGATCTTCCCGAGGGCGCGCGGGCGCTCGTTGCCCCACGTGCGGCCGCCGTCGTTCGAGGACTGCATCACGACCTGCGGAGTGGACCCCTGTCCGGTCCCGCCGGTCCCGACCCCGACCTGCACGAACAGCGTGAAGCGGCTGTAGAACACCCGCATCAGCCCGTCGATGATGGCCGGCGCCTGCCGGACGCGGCGCAAGGGCCGGCTGTCCACGTCGGTGTAGTAGTCGGAGGAGACCTCGTGGATGTCGCCCGTTTCGCGGTCACACATCAGGTGCTTGTTGAAGGCGAAACAGTGGAACTGCGGACGCCAGGACGTGTACGTATTCTGCTCGGCGATCCACGTGCCGCGCTCGTGCCAGAGCCCCGTGGCGAAGTCGAACGTCCACGTCATTTGCCCCGGAAAGGACAGCAAGTAGAACGCGTGGCCGACCTGCTCGTAGGTTTCCCCAATCGAGTTGGTCAGGGTCGAAAACTGGGCGAAGGCGTATTCTGAGGCGTGCGTCGAGATCCGGCTGGGGGTGAACCCTTCCGCGCGCATCACGATCCCTTGGCCGTTGCGGTTCCGCGACAACCACACCATCGAGCCGCCGGCCTCTTTGAGCGAGAAGGGGGCGGCAATCCCCACCGGCACGAGTCCGCTCGGATGGGGCGCGAACGGGAAGGGGAAGGTGCCCGCGTTGTACCAGACCTCGGACGTCTGCTCACCCAGGAGCCAGATATGGCCGTAGGAGGAGACGCCCATCGAGACCCAGGGGTCCGATCCGATCGTCCGGCCGGCAAACTGCGTCGGGTCCCAGGTGGTCCCGTCAAAGAGGTCGGAGATCCGGAATTGCGCGTTCGCCGTGTTGAAGCACAGAAAGTAGCCGTAGAGCATGGCGCCCATCGTCGCGCCGCTCGAGATGACCTCCGTGAGGACATCGGTCGCGAGGTCGTAGTTGTAGCCCTTGTCCCCGGACGTGACGAAGAGTTGGCCGCCGCCATCGCCGTTCGTGCTGATGGTCGCCGGGTTGGCATCCCCCGCCACCGTGCCCCGATTGATCGCCGTCTGGTTCTCGAAGAACTCGTAGAACACGTTCCCGACCACCCCGAAACACCGGCCAGCCGACTCGAACATCGCCTTCCCGCCGCTGGTGTCGACGGCGACAAACACGGCGGACCCGGGAATCGAATACAGGGCGATCTGCGCGTTGGCCCCCTTGGACGCCACGACCTCCGGATAGAGATTGATCGTGCGTTCGGCGTCGACGGTCGGCGACTGCGCGGGGTACGATCCTCCGATGAAACTCGGGTAGCGCATCAGCCGCCGCCTCCCGTGTCGGTGCGAATGTCGTACCCGCTCCCCCAGATTGGCGCGAGTCGTGGATCGAACTGCGCCTCGGTCGGCTGGTAGTTCGCGCGCTTCACCCAAGCCAGGGCGTCGTCGGCGTCCGCCTTCAGGTCGGGACGCAGTTGGCGTCCGAACTCCGGCGCCAGCACCTTCGCGAGATTGAGGCGAATGGCCAGCCCGTACCCGGGCGGAAACGTGTAGACCGTCGTAAGATCCGCGAACTGTGACAGCGCGGTCGGCGTGTAGAGCACGAGGGCCGCGAGCGAGCTGGTCGGCACGGGGTAGACCGTGATCGTCCCGAGTCCCGCCGCCCAGGCGTGATCGTAGTAGATGGCGTAGGGGAAGGTCGACGTGGCCGACTTCTGCGCGATCCGCTGGAATTGCGCCAAGAGCAACGGTGGCCCGCAGGGAATCTCCAGCGGCATCGCCGCCGTGTTGTCTTCGATGACACTGACGCCTTCGATCCAGAGCGGCCGCTGCTGGTCGAAGTTCCCGCCCGAGCCGATCGTGTAGGCCGCTTGGCTGGCCGTCAAGGCGTACACCGTCCGCGTGACGACGAAGATGGTCCACCGTTGAGTGGCCCATCCGTCGATCATCTCGTTGAGCGCCTCAAACCCCGCCGCCATGTCTTCGGCGGACGGGGTGTCGGAGGCGTCAATCACGCCCAGTGACCGTAGGGCGCGCGTAACGATGGTGTTCGCGGACGGCATGGCGGCGTTACTTGCCCTTCTTGCCCTTCTTGCCGTCCGGCGCATCGCCCGCCGGCGCGTCGCCACCGGCGGTGACGCCGGAATCGCGAGCATCGCCCGCCGGCGCGTCCGCGAAGTCCGCCGGGCTGTCCTTCCAGCCCGTCGGCAGCGACGCCAGATGATCGGGAGACTTGGCCAGCACGGACCGGCCGTCACGGTAGTAAACCCACTTGGAACTCATAACGCTCCTTCGAGTGCGCCCGGCCCCAGGCGATGCACGAGTACGGCCACAAGACACGCGACGCCGACCATCGGGAGGTAGGCGTGGTGTTCCTGCATCCCCTCCCCGGTCGACCAGAGAAAGCGCGGCAGAATGCTCACGCCCACCACGAGCGCACCGAATGCCGCCCACGAGCGGCACCGGAGCCACCACGCGCCGACACCCCCCGCCACGACCGCGAGGGCGCCCAGCGCGACGAGGCGCCAGACCGCTGGCACGCTCCACGGGTCCGGGTCGATGGTGAAGCCCACGGGCACCACAAAGAGACGCACCCAACGCCAGAACGCCGTCGCCTGAAGGGCGGCTTCATCGAGCCGTCCACTGGTGGTCGCCATCCGGGCGCTGTAGGCGATCAGCGCGCGCCAGGTGAACCACTGGGCGTACCACGCCAGCCACCAGCCCACCCCAGCCGCCGTCACGGCGAGGGCCGTCAGCCCGCGCCACGGCACGCGCGGTCGACTCGTCGCCCACGCCAGCGCCACAACCGGGAAGGCGATCAGTCCAATTTCCTTGCTGAGCACGGCCATGCTCAGGCCGCTGACGAACGCCACGAGGCCCGCCAGCGTCCTCCGGTGCAGGACACCCCAGATCGCCCCGACCACCCCGAGCGCGACCAAGAGGTCAGCCCTGGCACTGACGTAGGCCACGGCTTGGCTATTCAGGGGATGCCACAGAAACACGGCCACGCCGGCGAGCGGCGCCGATGTCCCGCCCACTAGCGCGCTCAGGACCATGTAGAGGGCGGTCCCAGCGAGGAGATGGAGTCCAACGTTGACCCCATGAAAGGTTCCAGACCGCAGGGACACGTCCGACTGCACCTGATAGGTCCACTGCGTCAGCCCCCGTCCCGGTACCGCGAATCGGGCGGGGCGATGGCTGGGCGCCAAGTCAGCCGTCCAGTTCGCATCCTCGTAGACGAACGGCGCTGTGAACACGGGCGCATAGATCGCCGTCGTGATGACCAGGACCAGCCAGAGTCCCAGGCGCGACGTCACGGGGTGGCCGCCTCCGCGGCGCGCTCGAGGCGACGGGCAGCGTCAAAGGCTGGAAACTGCGTGAGGATGGCCCGCGCCCGTTGCGACGCATCAGTGTAGCGCCCCTCGATCAGGTCCAGGGTCGCCAGATTAAACGTCGTGTACACCCAGGTATCCTCCCGTTCGCGGCATCGGCGCGTCCCCCGTTCGACGAGGGCTTCCGCGATCAAGTACTGCCGGCGGGCCTCCTGTCGATCCCCGCGCTGTTGCGCGAGCACCCCGAGGTTGACCGCCGACCGTGGCTTGTCCGGGGCACGCGCGGCCGACTCCGTCCAGAGTGCCACCTCGTCACGCCAGATGGGCGTGCGCCAGGCGGTCAACGCCGCCAACGCGCACACCCACACGAGGAACCCCAGCCGCCAGCCCGCCATCGGGACCGGCGTCTAGTTGCCGCGGAACTGCGGCGTCGACCCGTAGGCGAACGGCGCGATGTTCACGCCGAACCACTCGAAGCCGCTGCCGGCGGTTCGGGCGTCGCACATCCACTGGTTGCCGGTGCGGATGTTGATCCACGGCAAATACTGGACCGTGGCCAGCGCGCACGACCCCAACGGCGGATCGGTGATCTGGAACATGGCGCCGACGCCATACGTGACGGTCGCGCCGGAGGCGTGGGGGGCGGCCCGCGTGCCGCCGACGCCGCGCATCACCTGAATCGTGGTGCTGGTGCAGGACCCTGTGGTCGCGCCACACGACTGCACGAGGATCTGCTCCCAGTCGATGAACAGGTAGCTGCCGACCTGGAGGATGGTGGCCCCGGACCCGACGCTGGCGATCGTAATCTGCTGCGCCGTCGCCGTGACGGCCGTCGAGGTCGTGGTCGTGGGAACCGTGGTCTGCGCGAGCGCCGGCAGGCTGAAGGCCAGGACCAGCGCCGCAACGAGGGCCGAGAAGCGGAAGCGAATCGTCGTCATTGAAGTCTCCACTGAACTGAACCGGTGAACAGGGGTCCGGCGAGGCGTCCAAGGGGCGCCTCGCCGAGACGATTCCCTAGCCGCAGACGCGGCCGCCCATCTCCGCCCGGACCGCCGCCCAGCCGTACATGCAGTCGATCCGGGCCGGCGCCTGGTCGGTCCGGACCTCATACTGCTTGACCATCCGGAGCGCGACGCCGAGTTCCTTGTTGCTCACGCGCTCGGCCACCCACACGCCCTGCGGCAGCGGGAGGTCGACCATGACCATCGCGTAGGCCCCCTCGTTAAACACGAGGGCCTGCGGCGTCAAGACGCCCGCGTAGGACGAGGCGTGTCCGAAGGTGGTCATCGCCGCGTTGTCCGCGACGCCGGCGCTGACGTTCTGGAGGGCCCCCGACGTCACGATGGACGGCGAGATCGGCACGGTGGCGTTGCCGCTGCCGTCCGAGTCCACGTCGGCCGTGACCGTGAAGTCCATCAGGTTCGACAACGTCTGGTAGTTCAGGGGGTTGATCGCGTAGACCCCCGCGAACTGGACCACGTCGCCTTCCTTCAGGAACCCGGTGATGCTGTTCGAGCAGCCGTCGATGATGATCGACGCGCCCGTTTGCACGGCGGCGCTGTTGGCGAGCGGCGTGCCGCCCAGGGCGCCGACGGTGTGGGTTGCCACGTTCTGCGACCAGAACCACTCGTCGATACCGAGGGCCTCGTCGCCGAACTTGCCGGCCTTGTACTGCTTGCTGATGGTCGCGGCCGGGTTGAAGATCGTCGACGTGCCGCTCGTGAGATACATGTGCATCTCGGACGAGAGGACCGCGCAGCGCGGCGTCGGGCAGGCGGCGCCGTCGAGCCGAACGCCGATCCCCAGGTACGGCAGGGTCGCCGCCTGCGGCAGCGTGCCGGTGGACCCCGGAGGCACGCCGGGCGTGCCCGTGGTGTAGTACGTCTTCTTGTACATCCGCGACAGGCCATCGAAGTCGATGGTCGTCACGAGCGCATTGACCGCCGGCATGATGTAGCGCTTCCGGTAGTCGTCGACCTGGGTCGCCAGCTCGAGCGAGGACAGTTCGATGCCGATGTTCGCCTGGTCCGTCAGGGTGATCGGCACGATCTGGTTGGTGAGGGCCTGGACCGTGAGGGCCTCGCCCTTGTTGACCTGGTACCGCTGCGGCAGACGGGCGTTCACGGAGAGGCCGACCTTGGCCCCGCCCTGCACGAACTCGTCGCTGTAGCTGCGGTCGACGTTGTTGGCGAACTTGAGCGAGTTGACGAGTATCCGCGTGGTCTCGAAGAGCACCCACGTCGGCGTCACGAGTGTGTTGGACATGAAATCCCCGGGCTACTTAGGCCCGGCGACGACGGTCGTCCTCCGCATTGGCGCGCTTGAAAAACGTGTTGAAGTCGCGCACCTGCGTGAGGGGTTCCGCCTCGCCAGTCGTCCGCGCACCCCGAGCCACTGGCTGGATGGGGGGGTTCGCGTGGGTTGTTCTGGCGGGGCCTGGCGAGCCATGCTTCGCACCAGTGACCGCTGCTTCCATAACACTGAGCGCCCGAATCTGGGCGGCCGGATGCAGACGCGCGAGGCGCTCCATTTCGGGAGCCCCCAACGAAGCGAGATGCAGCAGCAGCGCTGCCGGCTTCTCGGAAAAGCGCAGCGCGTCCATGACGGGACGCGTCGGTTGCAGGTCGGTGAGCTTCTCGGCGAGCTCGGGCGCCTGGCCCAGCTCGTAGAAAATCTCCGGGCCATCCGGGTGAAACTGGGCCAAGAGGTTGACAAACGGGATCTCGAGGTCGGCGACCTCCGCAATCACCGTGTCGAAGTCCGCGTGGGCCGCGCGCGTCGCGGCGACGCTCTGCTGCCACTTCTCCTGGCGGACATAGGTCTGGGCCGCCTCACGCCCCTCGTGGATGTCCTTCTGGACCGCGGCCGTGGCGTCGCGCACGGCTCTGGCCGTGATGTGGGCCGTCAGGTCGCGCTGAAACTCGTTGAAGGTCTTCCCGTCGGCGTCGTACTGCTCCCA